TCTGCCCAGGCCTTACCAATCAGTATCTCTTCTATGTTCATAGCTTTACCTTGATCGTTGATAAAATTATCAAGGTGCTGTTCAAAGCGACCCTCTTTTCTAACCTCTTTAGGCATCTCAATTATCTCTACACCCTGTAACAATTGTTGTATTCTTGCTGTCCAGTCTCTTGTATTCATAGGATTAGGTAAAACGTTTAGGTTATCCATACAAGCTTTTCTAAATTTAGACTGATCAAACAGTTGATCTGTTGTGAGCTCGAGTCTTTGCCCATCTACATTTAAAAACCATACAGACTCATCTGATTGATACTTTGTTAAGTCACCAAACTTATGCTCATAGTCAGGACCTACACCATGTATTCTTTGTCTACACAAGTTTGAATTACAATGTGAACACATAGGTTGGTCTTTACACTTGTATGCGTATTCTTTTTTCTCATGTTGTTTTATTGTTTTGTTTACCTGAGCAATAGATAGAGAAGGGTCCATATACTTATGATTGAACTCAGATATTTTATCTTGCCAATGGTCAGGAAAAGCTTTCTTCGCATACACTGCGTATTGATACAAAGCATTATCTCTGGTGCCTTCAGGAAACCCCTCTGCCATTAAAGTTTCAAGGCACGGTGGTCCGTCTTTCAATTCACGTGACTCATCAGCCACACTAATCTCTTTTAATTCTTTTGGTGTCAACACTATGTCATCGTAATGTTTATAAAACTCTTCAACGGTTAAAGACTTGCCCTCATCATTCATGGCGTATCTCATACTCTCATCACCGCCGTGATAAGGTAAATTTAAAAAGTTACCTGTGTCTCCTCTGTCTGCTTTAATCTCTGTTTGTTTAGGAAATATTTCACAGTCAGCATAACCTAAGTAAGCTGCAATCTCATAGAGCTTGTTTCTCATTATTGTTGCAGACACGGATTGTTTGGTGAATAAAAACAAATGTGCCCCGCCACTCTTAGAACGGCACACACTCATAGGAATCTTTTTTAATTTAAGTTTTTTTATTATTGCTACAAAATCAAGTGGATACTTATCAATATCACAGCAACCCCAAAAACAATTACTATCGTCCATGATAGGCACAACACCCAGCGACGGGTCCTGTCCTTCCAAGTGGTTCTTATAGTATTCTTCTAATAGAGGTTCTTTTTTTATATAAGCTTTGCCGGATAGTTTACCATTCTCTTTAGTTTCTCCTTTATAGTAAACACCATAGGCTCTATCTAAACCTCTGAATATCTCTCTAAATTTCTTGTAATCCAAAACATCTCCTAAATAAGGAAGGGGGCCGAAGCCCCCTTATAATTAAAATGGTATGTCTTCGTTAGCTTTATCTGAAGATGCTTCACTCTCCTCATAAGAAACGTTTCTCTCACCTTTACGGCAACTCTCTTCAAAGTCTTTTGCCATTTGTAAGATTTCAGCACTGTTATCTAAGTCAGTGATGACTGCTTCTTTAGTTGGACCGTTCCAACCATACCAGGTGCCTTTGTCATTAGACTCTTTCATTGTTGACCACTTATAGACGTGAGCAAAAGAGGGAGCAGCAAACAAAGTTCCGTTGGCATTCTTTAAGAACTGTCTCTTCATCATAGTGTTCCAACGTTTACTGTGCTTCAACTGTGTTGATTTAAACGTAATCACAGCAGGTGAAGGCACGCCAGTCTTATCCATAACTAAAACAAAATGATTGTGGCAGGTATCAATGTAGTTACCACTATCTAATCTGTCTTTGTTCTGATCATCTCTTTTTGTTTTCATTAAGATGTCAGAGCTAGCATCATAGACATTTACAGGTGCACTACTGCCCTGACCACGATCAGTCCATTCAACATACTGTAATTGAAAATAACAAGGTATAACCTTAATCCCTTCATCAGTCTTAAACAGTTCTTGAGTTACAGTATTGTAAATCATTCCTGCTTTTGCACCCTCAATTTCTTCTAACTCAGGTGACAACTGCATCAAGATTTTTATCCTTGGTGTAGCCATTGTGTCAGTAGAAACATTTTGTAAACCTCTACCTGACAATGCTTCAAGACTTGACAGCGTCACCGCTGCTACGTCTGTGTTTTGTTTTTTATCCACTGCTTTAGCTGTGGACATCTTCTTTTTGTTTTTAGTTTTTCTAGTTTTACGCATATTATCTCCTTATCTTTATTTCATTCAAAACATGTACCCCGAAAAGATCTAAAGGTATTTCAGCTGGGTTGCCTTTATCTAGCTGCTCTTTAAAAAAAGCTTTAAGAGTGCTTGGATGTATTGATGCATTATCCACCGGCTGTAATCCTTGCTCTTCGATCGCATGAATGAATTCTTGCGCTTTAGAGTCTTCGCCTTTAGCGAAGCTTGCTTTTACCTCACGTTTGATTAAGTCACCGAATCCTTTATTTCGTAACACCTCAAAGGCATCTTCTTGTAGATCCTTTTTAATGTGTGCTACTACTTTTTCAGATGCAGTAACTTTTGATCCATTCGCAAGGGTTAGTGATGTTAGATTCTTTGATCGTAAAAGATCTGCGGTCTCATCGTACAACTTTTGTAGCTTAGAATTTAAGTCTTTTTTGTGTAACTCAATATTACTAATCTCAGCCATAGTTGATTCGATTTCTTGACACTTCGATCCTAAAGAGGACAAAGATCCGTCATCTAACTTACTAAGGTCCTTAGATGATTGTTCTAAAGAACTTAGCACTGATGCGTTGTTCATTAAGTTCTCCTATTCAAATCTATTTCTATGGGATAATACTTTTGATGTCTTTTATCCCACTTCAATAAATTAAATTTACCCCTATTTATATCTGCACAATGAGCACATACAATGCCTATGAGTGAAGGATCACCAAGACAAAGAATGTAATCATCGTCAGTATACTCTTTGATTACCTTCTTAATTTTGGCAACTGCAGGTCCAGGTGATAAAACAACCTGAAAACCAGGGGGCATGACTGGAACTAACTTACCATACTTATCAGCAGATAAGATGTCCCGACCAGGCATCTCTTGTACTATATATACTATGCTCATATTTCCTTCTTTCTCAATGCGTATTATATAATAGTTGCAATCGTAATTTCAAGCACTATATTTATTTTTAGAAAGAATGAATAAAATACAGGACTATCCGTTTAAGACTGAGCCTTTTGCTCATCAGCTAGCTGCACTAGGTGCTGCTTTAGATAAGGATAATTTTGCCTGGTTTATGGAGATGGGTACAGGAAAAACACTTGTGGCTATTTACAATGCTAGTTATCTATACGACAATGGACACATAGAAAGCCTGTGCGTTATAGCACCAAAAACTGTTTACAAAAATTGGATTAGAGAACTTACGAATCACTTACCTGATCACATAGTGCCTGACATATTTGTTTGGGGCTCTGATAACAAAGCAGAGGAAAGAAAAAAATTAGACAAGATATTTTTACCAAACGATAGTTTTAAAATATTCTTAATGAACGTTGAGGCTTTCAGCACAAAAAAAGGCGTAGACTTTGCAAAGAAATTTTTTCTTTCACATAAAGCCATGGTCGCAATTGATGAGAGCACCACCATTAAAAATCCTACAGCAGCAAGAACAAAAAGTATTTTAAAACTTGCACCTTTAATTAAATACAAAAGAATAATGACAGGCTCACCTGTCACCAGGTCTCCAATAGATCTGTATTCACAGTGTGCTTTTCTTGACGAAGACTTGTTAGGCTTCAGTTCTTTCTGGGCTTTTAAAAACAGATATTGTGTTATGGTTAGAAGAAACATGCCTACGCATAATTTTAACATGGTTGTTAGATATCAAAGGTTAGATGAGCTTGCTGAGAAGATAGAAAACTTTTCTTATCGTGTGCTTAAAGATGAGTGCCTTGATTTACCAGAAAAAATATATCAGGTACGTAATGTGTCAATGACCACAAAACAATTAGAAATGTATATGACTATGAAAAGAATGGCCATAGCAGAACTAGGGGGACAAAGATTGACAGCGCTATCAGCGTTAACACAAATATTAAGGCTACACCAGATAGTTTGTGGCCATGTAAAGCTAGATAACGGAGAAGTAAAAGCAGTAGAGAATAACAGGATAAAAGAATTAATGAATATATTAGAAGAGACATCAGGCAAAGTTTTAATATGGGCTAATTATAGACATGATATACAATCTATTGCAAAAGAAATAGCCAAGGTCCATGGTCCGAGTTCCGTTGCTACCTTTTATGGTGACACGTCTAATGAAGAAAGACAAAGAATTATTGATGAGTTTCAAAACGAAGAAGAGTTAAGATATTTCGTAGCGAATCCAAAAACAGGGGGCTATGGTTTAACTTTAACCAGGAGTCACACTGTGATATACTACAGCAACTCTTATGACTTAGAAGTCCGGTTACAATCGGAGGATAGAGTGCACCGCATAGGACAAACATCAAAAGTCACTTATGTTGACTTAGTAACTGAAGGCACTGTAGATGATAAGATTGTACAAAGTCTGAGAAATAAGATTAACATAGCGACACAAGTCATGGGAGAGGAGTTAAAGCAATGGCTGATTTAAGCGTATTATCTTTAGGAGCGGGAGTGCAATCAAGCACGCTGGCTTTTATGTATGAGTATGGTGAGGTGGGACCAATGCCTGACTTCGCTGTGTTCGCAGACACTATGGCGGAACCAAAAGAAGTTTATGACTGGTTTGATTGGATGAAGGCTAAAATAAAAAACTATCCAATTCATGTAATTAGCGCTGGTAACATTGAAACAGATTCACTTGAGGCGGCAGAAGGTTTACATACTTCAAGAACCCCACCTTTCTTTACAAAAGATCCAAAGAAAAACAGCATGGGTATCTTGACCAGGCAGTGCACAGGTCATTATAAGATAGAACCTATTCACAAGTTTATTAGAGAGCACATGGGATATCAGAAAGGACAACGTGTTAAGAAAGGCACTGTTGTTGATATGATCATGGGTATATCTCGTGATGAGATGTATCGTGTTAAAGAGGCTAGAAAGCCTTGGATTAGAAACGTATATCCCTTAGTAGATAGAAATATTACCAGAGCGATGTGTAAGAAATGGTTTGATGATCATGCCATGCCTAAACCACCAAGATCAGCTTGTACTTTTTGTCCTTATAAAACATGGAAAGAGTGGAAGTATTTAAAAGATAATTCACCCGAAGAGTTTCAACACGTTATTGAGTTTGAAAAGAAAATCAATGGTGGGTTTAAAGGTATGCGTGAAGGTTACACTGTATTTGTTACTAAAGAGGGCAAGCCCTTGAGTGAAATAGATATAGATAAAAAAGCAGAAGACAAACAGATTAATATGTTTGATGAACTTGGTGGCGTTGCCATTAACGATTGTGAAGGGATGTGTGGAGTATGAGAATAATGTATCAAAACGGTGAGGTCTTTTTAAGTCTTACAAGAGATGAAGTTGACCACATATATGAGAATAAGGGGCAGCCTGTTGCTTTAGGAATTAGAACTTTAAAAGTTTTACACGAGGATGTGTCAAAGGCTGTGTTACATCATTGGTCAAACGTTGAAGTATGGGATGCTATCGAAGAACACCTAGAATCTCACAAAAGTAAATAATATTAATAATTAGGCCCAGAGTTAGCTACGATTTCAGCTAGTGATTCACAGCGTTTTGGTGTCTGCGAGTGCCACCTAGAATCTTTCATTTCTTCGGCTGCTGTTTTCCAATCTTTAACTCGCATTGCTTTCCACATTTTTTTAAATTTTCTAACACCGTTTGTTCCTAATTGAAACACCATCTCAAGAATTACTTCAGATACATGTTGTGGTAAATCGTGTCCAATGCACTCGTCTATAAGATGGTCAGCCCCCGCAGCTGCTTTATTTAAATCTAATTCAAATAATTCATTTACTTCATCCATGGAGATCTCTACGCCTTCCGCATATCTTTCTCGTTCGTGGGGCTGAATAAGGTGGCCTATACCGATCGTGGCCTTTCCTAAACTATCGAGGTACATGGTTGTGCGCAGGCCTTCATGGTCCTGCACTCTTGCCTTCAAGGCATCTGTAAGTTTAATCATAAGTGGTATTATAACATCTTAATAATCAAACCCAAGACCAAATCTTAAATTGCCAGAGGGGTCTATCCCTATGTTATAATCAACTGGAGTTTGATTAAACATAAAGGTATCTTCAAAATCTATGCCTCTATTAGGATTGAGAGGGTCAAACTTAAACCTGTCTAAACCCATGTCAGTGCCGAAGTTTCTTATTTTGTTAACATTTTGTAATATTCCATCCAGTACAGTATTGTCTGCCATTAACGTGGAGGGGTCCATTTCACTTACTCTAATAGGATCAAAAACTTGTCGGTTAAAAAGTGGATTGATAGAGGCCTGTATATTATTACTTTGTAAAATACCGTCTATATCTTCTGGAGCTACACCTCTAGGCTCATCTTTTCCTGTTATTTTTCTATTTAAAGATCTCAAAAGATCTAGTCCGACACCTCCACTCAAAGCTCTCTCACCAACAGCACCGAGCGTGTCTCCAGTTGCTTTTGCAAAATCTCCAACAACTTCAGAGGGGGTAGGGCCATACATTTTTGCTAATCTTTCTGTCTCCTCTCGTAAACTCCGAGGAGCATCTTGTGTCATCTGCAATAATGTGCCTCCGGTTCCCGGAACCTGTTTAGTAAATTTATTTTTAAAATCAGTTAATCTTTGTTCTTGAAAAGCTCGTCTAGCTAATCTCTCAACAGGCACATCATCCCTACCGCCAAAAAAAGCATCTCTTGTCGCTTCTCTGATTGCCGGACCTGAGCCTCTGTTGAAGGCTACCATGCTTTTCTGTAA